TGCCGTTACTACTTCATTTACTCTCGATGCGACGCCCAACCATAACAACTATTACATTGCCGGATATGTCAACGTAACTGGGGCAATAGATGAGATTCAATTCAAATACTCGTCAGGAAATTTCGACGGCATCATTTCCATGTACGGAGTCGGCTGATGGGTATACCAACACTTATTTCAACAAGTACGGCAAGTGATTCCTCTTCTATAGATATTACGTCTGGAATAGACAGTACCTATGATGAGTATATGTTTGTGTTTACGGATATAGGCCCTGCTACAGACACAGCACATTTTGCGTTCCAAGCAAATGCTGTTGGTGAATCTGATTTTGATGAATATATAACTTCGACATATTTTTACGCATACCATGCTGAAGATGACGGCGAAAATTCTCTAACGTATAACACCAATAGCGATCAGGCCCAAGGTACTGCATATCAACACCTTGCTGATTATATAGGGAATGGTGCAGACGAATCTGCCGCGTTGATATTGCATATTTTTAATCCGTCCAGTACGACTTATGTAAAACATTTTTATGCAAGATGTGAAAGTAACCATCAAGCCAATTATGCTCAGGATAATTTTATTGCGGGTTATATAAATGATACGACAGCAATAGATGAAATTCGGTTCAAGATGAGTAGCGGAAATTTTGATGGTTGCATTCAGATGTACGGTATTTCTTAATTTTAGGAGCAATTTAGATGGCAAGACATAAAATGGTCAACGGTGTGAGAGTTGATTTCACACCAGAAGAAGAAGCGGCGCGAGATGCGGAAGAAGCCGCATGGGCGAATGGCGCTTATGACCGCGCTATGACTGAACTACGTTCACGCCGCAACCAACTACTCGCATCAAGTGATTGGACACAGGTGGCAGACGTAGCGTTGACTGTCGAGGATGACATTAAATGGCGCGACTACCGACAAGCACTACGCAATCTACCAGCAGGGTTAAGAACAGCAGATGACGTAACCAATGTTGATTGGCCTACTGCGCCATGAAAGCACTTCACGTTAGATATATCTAATGTCCACATGGGCGGCTAATACATATAACTGGAATACTATTCCATACGCATGGGATGATCAGCTATTCTATCCTGCCGCCTCTTCTCTAGCATTATCTGGACAAATCCCTGTATCAAAGCATGGGCATATACAATACCCAAGTTATGTAACCCTAACAATAGGGGGGTTGGTCCCTACGATGGATGTATCTTACGCTCCATCTGTAGGGGTTGGAACTCTATCTATCTCAGGCGGTTCTCCTGTATTTGCTAAAGGAGTATTCAGGATAGTACCAGAAGGAAGCCTATCCTTTAGTCTAAGTAAATGGGACGAAACGTCTGATACTTGGGCGGCAGTAAGCGGAACATGGGCATCCTATGGTATGGCTCCATTAGTTGGGCAGACACATACATATGATCCAGAGACTGGAATATTTACCATCACTGGTCAAGACGTTGGAGTCATACGTAAAGACCCCACATGGAAACCTACAGTATGGATAATGTAAAGCGAGAACACCTTATGACCCAATCTCTCCAATGGTAACTGATCCTAAATTTATAGCAACAGTAACACTGATATGAGCAACACAAAAAAAGAAAAGCAGTTAAGCTGGTCGGAAATGTGCTACAAAGTAGACCCTTCTCTTGCTCAGCCTGTGCCAACCTATGTATTCAATAACGGTAATAAAGTTTTTTATTCACCTCCTAAGAGAATAAAGGGAAAAAAATAATGTCTTTTGATATAGAAAGATCAAGTATATTTAAATTAAACGATCATATGTTGGCAAAGAATGTTGCTGAAAAATTAGAAGAAAAATATCCTGGATGGTTGTGGGCGGTAAGTGTCACAGATGGTGTTGTGGGGGTTAAATCAATGCTTCTTTCTGGTAACTGGGGTTTTATTCTTCATGCTGACAAGATAGATAATGATTACAAAATGGTTGTTATGGCTGGAGGCGAAATACTAGAAAGGTTTAAGCAGAAGAGGGAAGGGTTTGATAGCACAAAATATAATGATTTAACTATGGATGCTAAAGGAAAACTTAATGGGGACTTTTCTAAATGAGTAGAGTAAATCCACAGCCCCCAACAGAGGGTTCAGAGAATCTAACAGTAGAGCAGGATGATGCACCTATCGCAGAAAACTTTTGGTTACGTATTGCGCGTGAGGCGTATAGTGATTCAAGCGATTGGGTAGATTCCAACCTTAGAGAGCAGTGGGAAAAAAGCCTGTCTTTATTTAATAGCCAGCATCCTCCCGGATCTAAGTATACTACGGCGGCGTATGAAAAACGCTCCAGGTTTTTTAGGCCCAAGACCAGAACTGCGGTAAGAAATTTGCAATCAGCTATGGCTGTAGCGTTCTTTACTAATGAAGATGTGGTAAGTGTGCTACCAAGAAATCCAAACGACCTTGAGCAGGTAGCTGCTGCATCTGTATCTCAATCAATAATGCAGTATAGGCTAACTAATACTATCCCTTGGTTTCAGACAATGTCGGCCGCTCTACAGGATGCAGCGGTACAAGGCGTTTGCGTAAGTCATCAGTACTGGGAATATGAAGAGCAAGAAGAGTCTTATATAAATGTCGATTCTCAGAATAAGCCAGTAATGGACGAGGAAGGTAATCCTGTTGTATCAACGCAAAAGACATCTATAAAAGATAAACCAGTTGTAGAATTAATTTCTCCAGAAAATTTACGGATTGATCCGGCTGCTCATTGGTCTGACCCTATAGAAAGCAGTCCTTATGTAATCCAACTTATCCCTATGTATGTGCAAGATGTTCGTCAGAAAATGGAGGATGGTGAGTGGATAGATATTCCTGTCGGAGAGCTTCTGGCTTCAGGCGATGATGAGGATGATAACACTACTAGGCTTATTCGCGATGAGCCCAGAGAAGATCGCCTTGATAACGATGCTGGATATCAGGAAATTGATTCATATAAAATTATATGGGTCCATAAGAACATCATAAAAAAGGAAGGTATTGACTGGTGTTATTTTACGGCCAGTGTAGATGCTATGCTCACAGAGCCTAAGCCTTTACAGGAGATGTATCCTTGGCTTAGAAATGGAGAGCGTCCATATGTAATGGGTTATACCAATGTGGAGGCCCACAGAATTTATCCTTCCGGAACTGTTGAGTTAACGCAGGAACTGCAAGCAGCCGCTAATGATATTTGGAACCAGCGGTTCGACAATGTCAGGCTGGCAATGAACAAGCGTTACCATATTCGAAGAGATAGAAATATTGATCTTGATGCTTTGTTTAGATCTGTTCCCGGCGGCGCTGTTGAGATGGATGATCCGGATCAAGATGTGCGGGTTATCGACACAAGAGATGTAACTGGCTCCGCTTATGCCGAGCAAGATAGAATTAATATGGACTTTGATGAGTTACAGGGCAATTTCTCAACATCTACTGTTCAGGGCGCTAGAACACTTAATGAAACTGTTGGCGGCATGTCTCTCATGGCAAGCAATAGTGGAACAGTAACTGAATACGTTTTGAGGACTTTTTCAGAGACTTGGGTGGAGCGTGTACTTAAGCAATTAATGAGGCTTGAACAATATTATGAAACTGACGCGGTCATTCTTGAATTAGCTGGAGATGCAGCCGCCCAGGTTAATGAAGAGCTTCAAGGTTCTGTTGACGATCTTCTTAAGTATGAGGTATTGCTTAAGGTGAATGTGGGGATTAGCGCTACAGACCCATTGAGAAAGGTTCAGAACTTGATATCAGGCATTCAGATGCTTGGCGAACTTCCAGGTTTTGCAGAAAGCCTAAATGTTCCAGAAGTTGTTAAAGAAATATTTGGGCAACTTGGGTACAAGGATGGTGAGCGTTTTGTGAATATGGGAGAAGACCCGCAGATTGCAGAATTGACCTCGCAGTTAGAGCAAATGCAGGCTTACATCGAAGGAGAGCAGGGCAAGCTTCAAAATCGTTTACAGGTCGAGCAGATGAAGCAGCAGGGTAATCTTGAGGTTGCTAATCTAAAACATGGCGCAGAGATTCGTAAAAAGGAAATGGAGGGTCAGCTTCAGCTATTAGATTTAAAATTAAAACAAGAGGATGTAGCTACTAGGCGAGCAGAATTAATGCTCCAGAGGGAGGCTTTGATTAATCAAATAGCAGACCAAGAAATAGCTAGGCAAGAGGAAATGGTTCAAGAGGGGGACATAGGCGTTATGGCTAGAGATGATTATGGTAAAATTCCTTACGCAGTGGGATGATCAATTTTGAATGGCCTCTTACAGAGGTAGATATAACTGAAGACGTTTGCAAAAGCTGCGCTATATGTTGTGAGGTTGAAATAAAACCTAGTTGGAAAGATCCAAGGCAGATGGAATGGCTCCATGCTATAGTGGATAATCATGCCTATATCGAAAGCACGGAAAGAGGCGTAAAAATTAGATGCTCACATTTAATTGATAATTATAAATGCGGTATTTACAACAAAAGGCCCAAGTTGTGCAGGGATTTTAATTGCGTTAGCTGGGCTAAAGTTAGCAACGACTTAACACAATATAACAAAGTTTTGAAGAGGTTAAAGAGACAGTAATTTATGGAATATTATGATCCCCGTGAAGTCGGGATTGATGGCCTGGTAAAGAGGGTAAGGATAGGTCATGCAACAAAAGATTTTTTAAATACATCTGTTGGGTCGGCAGTACTAGAGAAAGCCTTGAATGATTACAAAAAAGGAATAGATTCTCTAGAGCAAATTGGCCTTAACGGATTTAATGGCTCTTCAGAAGAAGAGTTAAAAGAGTACCGGAAGATTATTTCTGATCTCTCAACGCCTTTGAAGGCTCTCAAATGGTTTGAGAGTATTATACAAGAAGGAGAAAACGCTGACAAGATTGCAAAATATAAATCTTCTGGTGATTTAGAACCATAAGGAGATACTAATATGGAAAACGCTACCCAGGAAGTAGAGGATGCGTTGGAATCAGAAGAGGTTGTTGAGCAACCTGTTGAAGAAGAAAACGCGGAAAAGGATGCTCGACCCCAAACGCCAAGAGAAAAGGCCTTAGAAGAAATTTATAATAGGCGTAGAGAAGAAGAGCATACAGAAGAAGAATCAGCGGAGTTAGAGGAGGTAAAGGATGCTCCGGTTTGGCATGACGGTGAAAAATGGATTACGAAGATAAAAGTAAATGGCGAAGAAGTAGACGTTCCATTTGATTCTTTGCGAACTTCTCACCAGAAGGACAGGGCATCACAAGAAAAATTTCAAGCTGCCGCAGTTAAAGAGCGAGAACTTTTGTACAGAGAGCGGCAGTTGCAGGAACATTTAAAACAATTAAACTCTCAACCATCTCGTCAGGACGTTGAAGAGGTGGAAGAAGCTGGTGATATTGAAGACATTGTAGAAAAATATCATGAAGCATTATTCCAAGATGACGCAGCGGAGGCTGCTAAACTACTCAGAACCTTGGCAAATAGTGGGCGCAGTAATGCTACCCAAAATGTAGAAGAGGTTGTTAATCAGGCTATTTTATCTCATGAGGCGAGAAAAAAAGCAGAGCAAGAGCATATTCAGAGAGCTGCATATCAATCAGAATTAGAAGATGCTGTAAGATCTTTTAATGATAGTTATCCTGATATTGCAGAATCTGAAGAGCTTAGGGCAATAGCAGATAGGAAGACGATTACCCTTACTCAGGAGAATCCTGAGTGGACACCGTCTCAGATTATCAATGCAGCTGCTGAGTATACTCGTGAGTGGGCTGGAATTGGTCCTGAATCAAATACTAGGTTTGATCGTAAGAAAAAAATTATACGACAACCTAGATCTGTAAGGGCTTCAGCTAACAATTCTAAAGACGAAGGTCCTTTGACCCCGTCTCAAATTGTTGCAGAAATGCGTAAAGCTAGAGGTCAATCTATATAACTCTTTTGGAGGTTAATTATGGCTGGACAAGTATGGT